TACATTTTGCAAAGTGCGAAGAGCCTGTCTATAAGAAAGCCGGAGATAACGATTTTGTCTTCGTAGACATCGACATCCAAGAAATGAAGTATGGAGCATACAAAGGCAAGATCAATCTTACTGTCTTCAAATACGAACTGATTCATAACGATAGCAAATATACCGAGATGGACAAGTTTGCAGAAGAGATGAAACCATATGCCGATAAATTCGGTGCTACTCAATCCGTACAGATTGATGAAGATGACTTGCCGTTTTTTTGAGAGGTGAACCATGAGAGATTACTACTACAAACTGACAATGTATGTCACAGTAACTGCTCACAACGAGGAAGAAGCTGAAGACAAGGTGCTTGTGAATTATAGAGAGTTCCGTGACTTGTATCAGCAAGGATGTGCAGAAATGGACAAGGAAGATGAAAGTGCTGACTATTAATCAAAGGGATCTTGTCGCATTGTACTGTTTACACATGGGCATCCATACACCTTCAAACATCAAGAAGCAGATTGAAGAATACGAAGAGATCCGTGAAATTGTGAATCTCTGTTGTGAAGAACTAGAAAGGTTTAAGGATGATAAAGCAGTTCACAGACCTTGAAGAAGTCTACAACCGATTAGGCGGAATCCCATGCCTGATTACAATTCGTGATGATGGCATCTATGGGGAAACTATTGTTATTGAAGCAATCGCAACAAACGGAAGAAAGAAAAAACTAGAAGGGATAGAAAATGAAGTCGATTCTAATAATTGATACACCGACAAGGTGCTTTGATTGTCCTCTATTCACAGATGATGAAGATGATTGTCACTATGGTTTCTGCGATAACAGGAACATTCTAAAACAGAAAGAAGCACAAGAGAAGGTTAGGTTCAATGAAAAGCCGACATGGTGTCCGTTAAGACCTTTGCCAAAGGAAGAAGAATCAGCAGATGAAGTAGTAGAACTTGGCAGTTATAACGAGGGATATGGAAACGGATATGAATGTGGGTTCGCAGATGGTTGGAATGCTTGTTTGAAGGAGATAACAAAGTGAAAGCAGTATTTGTAATTGATGTTCCAAATGAATTGGATGTTAATGATTTGCTGATAGACTATTGTGTCCATACAAAAGGCGAATACAAAACGATAAGGAAAGGCGGAAATCATCCTATTAAACCATTGCCACAAGAAAGAGATGAGTATTGCATTATGTATGGGAAGAACTGTGAATTAATAAGCACCATCAATGCAGAAAGCAGAGGTTTTAATCAATGCCTAAAGGAGATAACAGAATGAACGGCATTGAAGGATTCATCCTAGGTGTCCTTGTAGGTGTAGCAATCATGCTAGTGGTTATAGGAGTGACAAATGATATTTAAGAAGAAGGAAAAACCCATAGAGAGATATTGGGAAGATGGACTTTACATGGAGATTAAAAGCATAAAGCAACAAGTCTTATTAAACGAGAGTCAGCACAGATTAGGGTTAATAGATCCTACTGAATACAAGAAGACTCACGATGCGATTGATCAGAGAATAAGACAGTTAGAATCCAAAATGGCTTTCGATGAACAGATGGGCAATCCTATGGACTCGTTGGAAAGGCTATTCAATGATTGAACCATGTGTACCATTCTCGTTTATAGATGAGATGATCGAAGACCTTGAGGAAGATTTAGAGGATATGGTGCAGAACAATCGTGACAGAGAATCCTGGTTGAAGATTTCCGGCATGATCGAAGGACTCAAGTTAGTTAAAAGGAAGTGGTTTGAAAGTGACCGATAACGATTTCATCGAGTGGTTAAGAAAAGAACTGTACGAAATGTTGTACAACCGAGAAATAGACCATGATGTCTTAATGGTCTACATAAAACTGATTCATAAGTGGAGAGTTGAGAATGAACGAGAATGAATTCATCCTACAAGACCGATTAGGTGTCATAAGAGATACCATCCATAAATACGGAGAAGAGAATTTCTATATTTCGTTTAGCGGTGGGAAAGATTCTACTGTGGTTCACCATCTAGTGGACATGGCTTTACCGAATAACAAAATCCCTAGAGTGTTCTCTAACACAGGAATTGAATTTAAAGCCATTGTAGACTTCGTGAAGAGCCTAAACGATCCAAGGTTAGTGATTATTCATCCAAAGAAAAAAGTGCGTGAAACCCTTGAAAAAGTTGGTTATCCGTTCAAGTCAAAAGAATACTCAAATTGGGTCAAGATATATCAAAGGCATCAAGACAGAATAGACCCATACTTCAAGATGGTTGAGGAGAATCCAAGTCTGTTAGACAGTTACGATTTCATCCATAACCTACCTGTGAATGTGAAATATGTCATATCGCAATTCTATGGTAGGAGAGAGAGAGAGAGAGAGAGTTGTACTGTTATCAGCGATGTCCCTAAATGTCTTGAATATCAATTCACTAAAGAATTTAAGCTGAAAGTCAGCGATCAATGTTGTGTTGAGTTCAAAGAAAAGCCTTTGAAAGAATGGCAAAAGGAAAACAAGAAACCTTATAAAATACTAGGCTTGATGAGAGAAGAAGGTGGCAGAAGAGCATTCACAGATTGTGCCGTATTTCATGGAAAGAAACTCTATTCATTTCAGCCGTTGGCGAAAGTCACCAAAGATTGGGAAGAGTGGTTTATCCAAGAGCATCAAATAAGACTCTGCGAATTGTACTATCCGCCTTACAACTTTGAAAGAACCGGATGTGTCGGTTGCCCATACAATATTCGCATTCAGCAAGAGTTGGAAACTTTAGAAAGACTTCTGCCTAGTGCTAGAAGACAGGCTGAATACTTGTGGCAACCTGTCTATGATGAATACAGAAGAATAGGCTACCGATTAAAAAGAGAGGAGCAAACGAAATTATTTTGAAAATACTAATTGACTTAATAAATGCGATTACAGAATTGATTATGGTGTTGCTTCGTGCTTCATTCCATGTCGCATTAGGTATGTGTGCAGTTATCATGATCCTCATGCTAGTGATTATGATTGCTTACATCATTAAAGTCTGTGTCGAGGAGATAAAAAAATGAAATTGTTGCTAGTGATAGATGTTGCTGATGATGTCACAGAAGCCTATGAAGACTTCACAGTTGATTATGACTTACGAGGTACACCAAAAGAAGACCGAACAGTGAATGAGAGCATCAAATACATTGAAGATGCAGAGCCAAGACCTTTGCCAAAAAAAATGAAACGAAGAACAACAGATGGAGCAGTCGATTTAATTTACGCTACAGGTTATAACAAATGTCTTGAAGACATAACAGGAGAAACAGAATGAGTGGATTCAAGAAGATGGCTTTGTATGATGTCTATTTAGAGGACAAGAAAATCGACTGCGACATTATCGACAATCTCGCATCAAGGTATCACACTACCGCTAATTGTATTCGGTCTACTATGTGGCATCATGTTAGGTTAAACAAAATGTACACATTTAAGAAAACAGGTGAATTTGTCCTCTATATGAATTTAACTGATTTCGACATCATTCCTTATTGTCCTAAATACACTAGGAAAGAAACGAAAGAACCGACTTATGAAGAAACGATGCTGATGCATCTTAAAACATACGGGAACTTCGCTCTAGGTAGGAACGAGAAGAATCCGGCTAAATACTTACCAAAACTGTACGAACTAGGATTCGACTGCAAGATAAACACCTACGTTGATCCTAGCATCCGCACAACACATAGAAAGCCAAAGGAATATTACTCAATCGAGGTTGTGAAATATGTTTGATGAAATACAGAGAAATTTAAGCCACGAATGGCGAGATGCACAGACAGACATGGAAACCTTTAAACAATGGACAGACAGAAAGATAAACACTTATACCTGTCTAAAGAGATTCCGCAGACATAACCGAATTGATGGGAATGTTTATATCGATGTTGAAATATTTACACTTTGGTTGAATTCAATAGGATGGTGCAGAGATGGATTACAAGACATTAGCAACTGACATGGCAGAGTATAGGGAAAACAAAAAGAGATTGGTGAAAGCCAAGGATGAATTAGATGTCATCCTGTACGATCTCT